ATGAAAAAAATGACAGTGGCACTTTCAGCTGTGGCAGCAGCTGTAATTTTTGCAGCGGGGGCGCAGGCTGCAGAAGTATACAATAAAGATGGCAATAAACTTGATGTGTATGGGCGTGCAACTGCACTCCATTATTTCTCCAGTGATAAGGGGGATGATGGAGATAAGACATACGCACGTCTGGGCTTTAAAGGTGAAACTCAGATTAATGACCAGTTGACTGGTTTTGGTCAGTGGGAATATCAGTTCTCTGGTAATAAAGCTGAATCAGAGGGTGCTGCGGGTAATAAAACCCGTCTTGCATTTGCAGGTCTGAAGTTTGGTGAGTTTGGCACCATTGATTATGGTCGTAACTATGGTATTGCGTACGATGTTGGTTCTTATACTGACGTATTACCAGAGTTTGGCGGTGATGGCTGGACCCAGACCGATAACTTCATGACAGCCCGTACTTCCGGGGTATTAACCTATCGTAATACAGATTTCTTTGGGCTTGTCGATGGCCTGAATTTTGCGGCACAGTACCAGGGTAAAAATGATCGGGGTGATCTCCGGAAAGCTAATGGTGATGGTCACGGTTTCTCAGCCAGTTATGAATATGAAGGTTTTGGTATCGTTGCCGCATATATTAATGCGGACCGAACCAATAATCAGGAAAAAGGTCTGAATGGTACTCTGACGATTGAACAAACTGATCCTTTAACCGGTAAAGTGACTGAAAAGCAGATCGTTGTTGATTCCGGTAGTGTTGCAAAAGGTAAACACGCTGAGATGTGGGGAGTCGGACTAAAATACGATGCTGACAACCTTTACCTGGCTACAACATATTCCGAAACTCAGAATCTGACGACCTTTGGTGATAAAGGAGTTGCAGATAAAGCGCAAAACTTTGAAGCGGTACTGCAGTATCAGTTTGATTTCGGTCTGCGTCCATCTCTGGCATTCCTGCAGTCTCGTGCTCAGGATGTCATTGTAGGTGGTAAAAACTATGGTGACCAGGATTTGGTTAAGTATGTTGACGTAGGTGCGAAATATTACTTCAATAAAAATATGTCCACCTATGTTGATTATAAAATCAATCTGGTTGATGAGAATAAGTTTACCAGGGATGCGGGCATTGCAACGGATGATATCGTTGCTGTTGGTATGACTTATCAGTTCTGATGATTACTGGTAAATAAATACAGGCCATCTGCCCTCACAGATGGCCTGTATCAGTGGAAGTTATATTTCCACTGGTCACTGCGATCAGCTATTAGCTGATTTAATTTTCATTTTATTACCTTCATCGTTTTTGATTTTTTAATTGAACTATTTTATCAGGGGCGCATTGCGCCCCTTTTTTATGGGTGGATGTTTATGCAGGAGATCAACGAAGAAAGCCTGAATGAGTCGGTTAAATCAGAGCAGTCACCGCGGGTGGTACTCTGGGAAATCGACCTGACGGTACAGGGCGGTGAGCGGTATTTTTTCTGTAATGAGCTGAATGAAAAAGGGGAGCCGGTCACCTGGCAGGGGCGGAAGTATGAGGCGTACCCGATTGACGGCAGCGGCTTTGAGATGAACGGGAAAGGGAGCAGTGCCCGCCCGTCACTGACGGTGTCGAATCTGTTCGGGCTGGTCACCGGGATGGCGGAGGATTTGCAGAGCCTGGTGGGGGCCACGGTGGTTCGTCGCCGGGTGTATGCGCGTTTTCTGGATGCGGTGAATTTTGTGGCAGGCAATCCGGAGGCTGACCCGGAGCAGGAGTTGACGGACCGCTGGGTGGTGGAGCAGATGTCGCAGCTCACAGCCATGACGGCCTCGTTTGTGCTGGCCACACCGACCGAGACGGACGGGGCGCTGTTTCCCGGTCGCATCATGCTGGCGAACACCTGTATGTGGACCTACCGCTCTGATGAGTGTGGTTACACGGGCGGGGCGGTGGCGGATGAGTTCGATAAACCCACCACGGATATCCGTAAGGACAGATGCAGCAAGTGCATGCGCGGGTGTGAACTGCGCAGGAATGTCGGCAATTTTGGCGGTTTCCTTTCCATTAATAAACTTTCGCAGTAATGGATTATGCCCACCGTCAGGTGGTTTTTTTATAAGGAGCAATCATGATTTACCCATCAAACAACCCACCAGTTTGCCTGATTGGATACCAGCCTTGCAGTTTTTATGGAATTAATTATGCCATGCTCAAGAGCCTTGTTAGCATCCAAAATGGTCGAGTCTGCTATCAGGGATGCCCACCTAATATGGGTTCCGATGTCGATATTGAACGTCTCAACGAAGCGATCAAGATCGTTATCGAGGCATTTCCCGTACTCTCTCAATCTGGCATGGTCGGCGGCTGGGGTGGCAAAGACCCATAATAGAGGATGTAACAGGAATCTTGATAATGGGTTTGCGAAACGTTCTGAGCCAGCCAGGAAAACGATATTAGCTATGGATTCAACATTGCTTATGTTGTGAGTTCTAACGGTAACAGGGAGTGACTTAAGAAAGTTATACGCAGTAAAGCCAGCGGCAGTTTCCCCTCCCTGACTTGATATATGGATATTTAATTCAGTTGCGCCTTGAGATAATGCGGTGAGACAGTGGTTCTGAAGTTGCCCAACAGTGGCAGTGTTAACGGGGCATAAGAAATGAATTGTGTGCAGCATTATTTTTCATCCTTACCATACATGGTCTTTAGCGTCTCAAGCAGCGCCTCTTTGAATTTGTCAGCTTCTTGGTTAGCGAATCCTTCAAGTGAGCGAGGGCCATCAAGATTATCAACATGTTTTTGAAGGATAAGCACAATCTCTGAGTTCATTGATCTGCCGTTTTTATCCGCTTCCTGCTGAATGCGTTTCTTTAAATAGTCTGGAATCCTAATTCCCAAGGGACTGATATCTCTTGCACCTTTCATTTTTCCTCCTGCACGCTGTAGCATTGCTACACAGTGTAGGCAAAAAAACTTTGACTTTAAATAAGCACGGTGTAGTATTTAGTTATCACGGTGTAGCAATTGGGAAAGAAATGAAAGTTAGAGATATCGCTCCATTAGGGATTCGTATCCCGCCAGAGATTAAAGAAAAATTGAAGGAAAAGGCTAAGGAGGAGGGCAGGTCTTTAAATTCAGAAATAGTGCAGCGTCTTATTCGCAGCCTAAAAAGTTGAAGCCCCAACTGCTGTAACAGTCAGGGCTTCGGTATCAACAAATCGGATTAGGAAATATTGACATGAAAAGTATAGCAAAGGCACAAAACGATTTCACCATCTTCAAATTCGGCGACAGTGAAATCCGCGTCATCAACAAGTGCGGTGAGCCGTGGTTTGTAGCAAAAGATGTTTGTGATGCTTTAAATCTGACTAACTCACGCAAGGCGCTTACTGCACTTGATGACGATGAAAAGGGAGTAACTTTAAGTTACACCCTTGGTGGTGAGCAGAATTTAAGCATTGTGAGCGAATCAGGTATGTATACATTGGTTCTGCGTTGCCGCGATGCCGTCAATAAAGGTTCAGTCCCGCACAAATTCCGCAAATGGGTGACAGCTGAAGTTTTGCCATCCATTCGTAAAACGGGGTCTTACGGAAATACACTGAAAGCTAAAAAGGCGTTGCCGGGGAAAATCACTACTGAACAGCAGGAAGCCATTAAACAACTCGTCATGAGTCGCGGTCAGTCTCTGCCAAAGGAAAAACAGGCGAAGGCGATGATCACCATGTGGTCGTCACTGAAATCACATTTTGGATGTTCGTACAGAGAAATCAGCGAGGAGCAGTTTACCGAAGCTCTGTCACTTGCTGCTCGCGTTCCGCTTGAAGGAGAGTTAATCGGCAAACAAGAGAAGAGCACCAACGAGCTTTCCGCAAAAGAAGCAAACAGCCTTGTATGGCTATGGGATTATGCTAACCGCTCACAGGCATTGTTCCGTGAGTTGTATCCCGCATTAAAACTGATTCAGTCTGGCTATTCCGGCATATGCCACGACTACGGCTATGAGTTCTCGTATACCATCTGGAGGGCGAGGGGCGTTTTAATTAATCACACGCGGGATATAGATATTTATGAGCCTGACGGGCCGACGAACCTTCTGGCATGGGAAAGGCTTAAGAACAAAGAGTTGCCGCCTTCACTGCATCGCTACTGACAATTGACAACTTAACAAACCCAGCTTCGGCTGGGTTTTTTATCAGGAGTTCTCATGCTCTATAGCAATATATTGGCGCATGCCCGGCGGTGTGCGCCTGCGGAGTCGTGCGGCTTCGTGATAACCACGACGGAGGGCGAGCGGTACCTGCCCTGTGTGAATATCTCCGCAGCGCCGGAGGCGTATTTTCGTATTGCCCCGGAAGACTGGCTGCGGGCGGAGATGCAGGGTGAGATTGTGGCGCTGGTCCACAGTCATCCCGGTGGTCTGCCCTGGCTGAGTGAGGCAGACCGGCGACTGCAGATAAAAAGTGCCCTGCCCTGGTGGCTGGTCTGCCGGGGTGACATTCACAAATTCCGCTGTGTGCCACACCTGACGGGACGGCGCTTTGAGCACGGTGTGACGGACTGTTACACCCTGTTCCGGGATGCATACCATCTGGCAGGCATTGATATGCCGGATTTTCACCGTGAGGATGACTGGTGGTGCAACGGTCAGAACCTTTACCTGGACAATATGGAGGCAACGGGCTTTTACCGGGTGCCCCTGTCCTCTGCACTGCCGGGCGATATCCTGCTGTGCTGCTTCGGCGCATCGGTGGCTAATCATGCCGCCATTTACTGCGGCAACGGTGAACTGCTTCACCATCTGCCTGAACAACTGAGTAAACGGGAGAGGTATTCCGAAAAATGGCAACGACGAACGCATTCTGTCTGGCGTCACCGCCACTGGCACGCATCTGCCTTCACGGGGATTTACAACGATTTGGCCGCCGCTTCAGCCTGTATGTGAACACGGCGGCGGAAGCCATCCGCGCCCTGTCGCTGCAGGTGCCGGGATTCCGCCGTCAGATGAACGAAGGCTGGTACCAGATACGTATTGCCGGTGATGACACGGCACCGGAGGCGGTGTACGCCCGTCTTCACGAACAGCTGGGTGAGGGAACGGTCATCCATATTGTGCCGCGACTGGCCGGTGCCGGAAAGGGCGGATTGCAGATTGTGCTGGGGGCGGCAGCCATCGTGGGCTCTTTCCTCACTGCCGGTGCCTCGATGGCGTTATGGGGTTCAGCCCTGGCAGCCGGTGGTTTTTCTGCCACCACGATGCTGTTTTCACTGGGGGCCAGTATGATTCTGGGCGGTGTGGCCCAGATGCTGGCCCCGAAGGCAAAAACACCGGATTACCGGGCAACGGATAACGGTAAACAGAACACGTACTTTTCCTCACTGGACAACATGATTGCCCAGGGCAACCCGATGCCGGTGCCCTACGGTGAAATGCTGGTTGGTTCACGACGTATCTCTCAGGACATCAGCACCCGTGATGAAGGCGGAGACGGAAAGGTGGTGGTTATTGGTCGACAGGGATAAAACATAAAAAAATCCCGCAGTGATCGCGGAGCTGCGGGGACAGACAAATGAAGATTAATGTTAAGGAGTTGTTTTTGTTACTCGGGCAAAAAAACACTAACGCAGCGAAATTATAAGCGCCACAGTCAGTGTGTGAAAATGTGAAGATATTCAGAATTTTTATGCCATTACCGGTTTTAACCAACAGGATTATCGGTGGGCATGAAAGAAAACCCCGGTATCTGCTGATACCGGGGTTTCTGTTTAGCATGGCAGAAATGTGTTTCATGCTTTTCGGGCGAAGGATATCCGACTTCTGTACGGAATGGCAAGTGGCGGTTAATTTATTCAGGGGAAGGCTGTATGGGAAAAGGTGGCGGTAAGGCACACACGCCTCGTGAGGCGAAGGATAATCTCAAATCCACGCAGATGATGAGCGTGATTGATGCGATTGGTGAGGGACCCATTGAAGGTCCGGTGAAAGGCCTGCAGAGTATTCTGGTGAACAAAACCCCGCTGACGGACACGGACGGTAATCCCGTGATACACGGTGTGACCGCGGTCTGGCGCGCCGGGGAGCAGGAGCAGACACCACCGGAAGGCTTTGAGTCCTCCGGAGCTGAAACTGTACTGGGTGTGGAAGTGACGAAGGCAAAACCGGTGACACGCACCATTACGTCAGCGAACATTGACCGCCTGCGGGTGACCTTCGGGGTGCAGTCACTGGTGGAGACCACGTCAAAGGGTGACCGTAATCCCTCTTCTGTCCGCCTGCTGATTCAGCTTGAGCGTGGTGGTAAATGGATGACGGAAAAGGATGTCACCATTAACGGCAAGACCACCTCGCAGTTCCTGGCGTCGGTGATTCTGGATAATCTGCCGCCCCGGCCCTTTAACATCCGGATGGTCAGGGAGACGGCGGACAGCACCACGGACCAGCTGCAGAATAAGACGCTGTGGTCGTCATACACCGAAATCATCGATGTGAAACAGTGCTACCCGAACACGGCCATTGTGGGGCTGCAGGTGGATGCGGAGCAGTTCGGCGGCCAGCAGATGACGGTGAACTACCATATCCGCGGTCGCATCATCCAGGTGCCGTCAAACTATGACCCGGTAAAACGCACGTACAGTGGTATCTGGGACGGCAGTCTGAAACCGGCATACAGCAACAACCCGGCCTGGTGTCTGTGGGACATGCTGACTCACCCGCGCTACGGGATGGGAAAACGTCTGGGGGCGGCGGATGTGGACAAGTGGGCGCTGTATGCCATCGGGCAGTACTGCGACCAGACGGTCCCGGATGGTTTCGGGGGCACAGAGCCGCGGATGACCTTTAATGCGTACCTGGCACAACAGCGTAAGGCGTGGGACGTTCTCAGTGATTTCTGCTCGGCGATGCGCTGTATGCCGGTATGGAACGGCCAGACGCTGACGTTCGTTCAGGACCGTCCGTCGGATGTGGTGTGGCCGTACACCAACAGCGATGTGGTGGTGGATGATAACGGCGTGGGGTTCCGCTACAGCTTCAGTGCCCTGAAGGACCGGCACACGGCGGTGGAGGTGAATTACACCGACCCGCAGAACGGCTGGCAGACCTCCACGGAACTGGTGGAAGACCCGGAAGCCATACTGCGCTACGGACGCAACCTGCTGAAGATGGACGCGTTCGGCTGTACCAGCCGCGGTCAGGCCCACCGTGCCGGACTGTGGGTGATAAAGACCGAACTGCTGGAAACGCAGACGGTGGATTTCACACTCGGGTCTCAGGGGCTGCGGCACACACCCGGTGACATCATTGAAATCTGTGATAACGACTATGCCGGAACCCTGACCGGCGGACGTGTCCTGTCCATTGATGCTGCCACCCGCACCCTGACGCTGGACCGTGAAGTGACACTTCCGGGGACAGGTACATCGACGGTGAACCTGATTAACGGCAGCGGTAAGCCGGTGAGTGTGGACATCACCGCACACCCCGCGCCGGACCGGATACAGGTCAGTACCCTGCCTGATGGTGTGGAGACATACGGGGTGTGGGGACTCTCCCTGCCGTCACTGCGCCGTCGCCTGTTCCGCTGTGTCTCCATCCGGGAAAACACGGACGGCACCTTTGCCATCACGGCAGTGCAGCACGTACCGGAAAAAGAAGCCATTGTGGATAACGGGGCCCGCTTTGAGCCGCAGTCAGGCACCCTGAACAGCGTTATCCCACCGGCAGTGCAGCACCTGACGGTGGAGGTGAGCGCAGCTGACGGCCAGTATCTGGCGCTGGCGAAATGGGACACGCCGAGGGTGGTGAAGGGCGTGCGCTTCAGTCTGCGCCTGACCAGTGGAAGCGGTGAGAACAGCCGCCTGCTGACCACCGCCATCACTGCCGATACGGAGCACCGTTTCAGTGGCCTGCCTCCCGGGGAATACACCCTGACGGTCAGGGCGATTAACAGCTATGGCCAGCAGGGCGAACCCGCCACCACCACGTTCCGGATTAACGCACCGGCAGCGCCTGCCGGTGTTGAACTGACGCCGGGGTATTTTCAGATAACGGCGGTACCGCGTCTTGCGGTGTATGACCCGACGGTGCAGTTTGAGTTCTGGTTTTCGGAGGCAAAAATTGCAGACGCCGCACAGGTGGAAACCTCTGTCCGTTATCTGGGGACCGGCAGTCAGTGGAGTGTCTCCGGCCCGCACATTAAGCCCGGAAAGGATTTCTGGTTTTATGTGCGCAGCGTCAACCTGGTGGGTAAATCTGCTTTTGTGGAAGCCAGTGGACGGGCGAGCAATGATGCTGCGGGCTATCTGGAACTTTTCCGGGAAAAGATAGGAAAAACGCATCTGGCAGAGGCGCTGTGGGCAGAGATTGACAACAGTCAGCTGAAGGACGAGATGGCGGAAATGCAGACCACCATCACAGAAACCCGCAATGAAATCACGCAGACGGTCAGTAAAACCCTGGAAGACCAGAGCGCCACCATACAGCAGATACAGCGGGTGCAGACAGACACGAATAACGACCTGGCTGCGCTGTACATGCTGAAGGTGCAGAAAACGAAAGACGGCATTCCGTATGTTGCCGGTATTGGTGCGGGGATTGAGGATGCAGATGGCCAGCCACTGAGCAATATTCTGCTGCAGGCTGACCGTATCGCGATGATAAATCCGGAGAACGGCAACACCACGCCACTGTTTGTGGCGCAGGGGAATCAGCTGTTCATGAACGACGTGTTCCTGAAGCGACTGTTTGCGGTGAGCATCACGTCGTCCGGCAATCCCCCGACGTTCTCCCTGACGCCGGACGGCAGGCTGACGGCCCGTAATGCTGATATCAGCGGACATATCAGTGCGAACTCGGGCACGCTCAATAATGTCGTGATAGCGGAGAACTGTACGATAAATGGCACGCTGAAAGCGGAGAACATTATTGGTGATCTTGTGAAATGTGCAGGGGTGGCTTTTCCGGTGGATGGTAGTTACCTTGCGAACGGTACACGAACGCTGACGGTGTATGACGATCACAGCTTTGACCGGCAGATTATAATCCCGCCGATAATCTATGTCGGGTCAAAACAGGAATCCCGCACCAGTAATGACATCTGGACAGAGTGCTTCCTGCATGTTGATCAGAACGGACGCCGGATTTATTCCGGCAGGTCAGTGACAGAGCCGGGAATTTTCAGCAGGATCATCGATATGCCAGCCGGTCATGGTCATATCACCCTGAGTTTTACCGTAAGTTCACGGCGTCAGAACGGGAGTTTTGGCAGTTCACGTATCAGTAACCTTCAGGCGATAGTGGTGAAGAAAAACAGCGCGGGGATCAGTATCCGCTGAACATCGCGCCCCGGGATTGCCGGAAGGAGACAAAAACCGTACATTATGCGCGGGTGCCTTTGGCTGATGGCCGGAGGGAACACCTGAAGGCCGGAAAGACGAAGGCCCCGGACAAACATTCATGTTTAACCCGAGGCCTGCCTTTCTTCTCTTCGCAAGTGGAAGGTTAGCGCCTCTCCGTAAAAGGAGCAAGCGTTATGTCGCAAAAACCGTTAAAAACCACCGTGATTTGTATCACGGTAGTGCTCATTATCTGGATCACCCACAGTTCACTGTGCGAGTTCCGGTTCCGGATAGCGGGCGCGGAGATTGCGGCGTTCTTACAGTGTAAGCAGTAAGAAACCGTGGCGGGGGAGAATATCCCCCGCCGACCGGTTGCTGAAGGTGGTCAGCCGGATGGCACCTTTTTAACATCAACAAACCACAAATTTTACCGCAGGCCGGGAAACCGGTACTGCGGTTTTTTTATGGGGGAAATCCATGACAGTCAGAATATCGGGGGTGCTGAAGGACGGTGCCGGGAAGCCGGTACCGGGATGCACGATAGAGCTGAAGGCGCGCCGCACAACGGAGACAGTGATAGTCACCACGGTGGCGCAGGGGCAGCCGGGGGAAACCGGCAGTTACAGTTTTGATGTGGAGCCGGGGTGGTACCGGGTGACGCTGAACACGGAAGGGTACGCCCCGTCGTATGTGGGTGACATTCTGGTGAAGGCGGATTCTGAGCCGGGAACGCTGAATAAATTTCTGATGGAACAGGATGAGGCGCAGTATTACCCGAAAGCGCTTGCAGAGCTGGAAGCGGTGGCAGCGGAAATCCTGAAGCGTGCTGAAGCGTCGGCGGCGAGTGCAGAGGAAGCGAAGAAACGGGCAGAGAATGCCCGGGGACCGGCGGGCGAGAAGGGGGACACAGGTCCACAGGGTGCCACAGGGGCACAGGGACCAGCCGGGGCAACGGGGGCGGTCGGACCAAAAGGTGAGCCGGGGCCAAAGGGAGAACGGGGAGAAACAGGTCCACAGGGACCGAAGGGCGATAAAGGTGACCCGGGCGGACCGCCGGGGCCGAAAGGTGACACCGGCCCACGTGGAGAGGCCGGACCACCCGGACCACCCGGACCACAGGGTCCGGCAGGGCAAACCGGCCCGAAAGGGGATAAAGGTGAACCCGGCGCAACAGGTCCGGCAGGTCCCGCAGGCCCTCGGGGAGAAACCGGCCCCGCAGGTCCTGCGGGTCCCGCAGGCAGTGTCGCCAGTGTTCCGGATGCCAGCACATCGCAGAAGGGTGTGGTGCTGTTGAGCAGTGCCACAGACAGCGCTGAGGAAAACAAGGCCGCCACGCCGAAAGCGGTGAAGGCAGCAATGGATGCGGCAAATGCAGCGAAACAGCGTGCAGAAGAGGTGGCGAAGGCTGGGGCATCAGGCAGCAGTATGCCGGGACCCAAAGGCGATCAGGGGCCACCGGGGCCGAAAGGTGAAAAAGGTGAACCGGGAGCAACAGGCCCCGCAGGAAAGGATGGTGCCGCCGGAGCGGAAGGTAAGGCAGGTCCGGCAGGGCCACGAGGTGAAAGGGGACCAGCGGGGGCGCAGGGTGTTCCGGGGCCACAGGGCCCTGCCGGAGGGCGAGGGCCGATGGGACCGCCCGGGTTGGATGGTAAAACCGGACCACAGGGACCACAGGGACCACAAGGGCCAACCGGAAGGCTGGTACCCGGGGAAATTTACAGCATCGGAACATACATTATTGCCGCACTAGGCCCGTATATAACCGACATCGGCAGAACCTATCAGCCAGGAGAAACTGTATCGGGTTCACGCCTTAAGCGATGCGCCCTAATCAAAGACGAAAACGGAAACTATATGAAAGCTAACACCGATGGCATTGACGGCAGACTATCCTCAGTTCCGGGGTCATGGATGGTGTGTAATGAAATTACGTCGACAAATGACAATGAAGGCATCGGGCTGTTCCAGCGCGCATACTGACAGACAGGAGATGACATGAATGTGGAAAAAAATAAGCAATCCGCAATGGGCAGATAAAGATCACACTGCTGTTAATTGCATGGTGAAGTTTGAGCACATTGAGCAGGCGGTTCCTTTCACTGCAACAGCCAGCGATACCGAAGCATACGGGCGGGATATTTATGCCGCTTGTCTGAGAGGAGAGGCCGGTGAAATTGCAGAATATGTACAGCCATCCATCAGCCCGGAAAAAGCCAGAGAACTCAAAACCGCCGGGATCAACGCCTGGCGTAATGCGATGGAAGCGGCGAACTACACGTTTGAGCACAATGGGCGTAAATGGGACTACGGCAAACAGACACAGGCGCGTCTTGAGCCGTCAGTGGCTGCCGCGAAAGCGGGAATACTGCCGGAGGGCTTTTTCTGGACGGATGCGGAGAATAACGACGTCCCGATGACGGCAGAGGCGCTGATGGCACTCAGTGAGGCGGCGGAGAAGGCGATGTTCACCAAAGGGATGGAAATTCACGTACGGCAGCGGAACATGAAGAAGGCACTGGAAGCGCTGAACAGTGTGGATGAGATTCTGGCGTATAAGGTGGGTCAGGAGTCGTAAATAAAAAACGGGGGTGATACCTCACCCCCTCTTTCGTCAATAGAGGATTACAGCAATCGTTTTTTTATTGTGAAACAGATTCTGCAATAACCGCCAGGCATATTCAGTGATGCCTGTCACACGCTCCGGAACGCGGATGGCAGCGGCATGTCAGAAAACGATTAATATTATTAATGCATCGAAAAAAAATCAGAATGTGGTGCTTATCACATTATTAAGCGTAAGGAACTGTGTCATAAGTGCGCGAGGGAAATAAGCGAAACGACAGCATGCGGTGTGGAGCGTGAATAATGGCGGGGGTGACGGATATCACCGACTGTACAGTACGATAATTCCTAAAAAGTTTATATTCATTTTTGCGAATAATCCTGGAATAAGCTGACAGGAAGCGGCCAGTCATCAGATTTTCTTTAGTGTATCTGAAGTGCGTCTGAGAGGGTTGCTTTTTTTGTATACAAAGAAATTACAGGATATATCAGATGAACAAAAAATTCTCTAAGACTATTCTTTCTTCTGCTGTTGCCGGACTGTTGCTGGTGAGTTCGGGAGCTATGGCTGCTGAGACCTATACTATTAATAATGGACAATATAAAGTTGTTGTTAATGGTATTATTGCATCTGTTGTTAATAAAAATAATGAGACCGTGATACCTGCAATTAATACTGAAATTGGCTCTTTTATGACCTTCAACATTGATGAGTTTAATGCTGGGATTAAATTAATTGATGAACAAATAAAAAAACAGCCAAAATATAAACAGATGGAGAAAGAATTAAAAAATATATATTTAAATTCTATATCTTATCCTGTAGATGATAATAGATTGACAGCTGAGAATATTAAAAATCTATCAGCAAATCAGATTGATGAAATAGTTAAGAAAAAAGAAGAAATCTCGAAACAGATAACTTCAACCACAGCGCCAGCCTATGTTACTGCTGTCCGTTCCGGCGGTAGCTCAGATGCCGCTGTCGCAGCAGCTAAAGATGGCCCTGGTGTTCTGCAGGAATACAACCGCATCGTTACCAATATAGATAGGTTGAATAAAGACACAACTTTTGCTATCGATGCTAACGGTAACATTACCCTTGATGAAACAGGCTCAGTGGAGCGAGAGTCTGTAAAAAATGTAGTTGCAGCCATTCAGGCAGATACAACCATTTATCAGGAAGAGGATGGCAGCTATACACATGATGTTACAGCGCCAAAAAATGCGCGTGTAAGCGATGCTATCGTTGATCTGGATAAATCGATCAAAGATCGCACCACTGTTGGTGTGAGTTCTGACGGCACCCTGACCCGTGCAGAAGGTGCAAAGAACACCATTTCTGTTAACGATGGTCTGGTGGCCCTGTCTGGTCGTACTGACCGTATTGATGCTGCGGTTGGTGCCATTGATGGCCGTGTCACCCGTAACACGCAATCCATTGAGAAAAACAGCAAGGCGATTGCAGCCAATACCCGTACGCTGCAGCAACATTCAGCACGTCTGGACAGCCAGCAGCGCCAGATTAATGAAAACCACAAGGAAATGAAGCGTGCAGCAGCACAGTCTGCGGCCCTGACTGGTCTGTTCCAGCCGTACAGTGTGGGTAAATTCAACGCCACGGCAGCGGTTGGTGGTTACAGCGACCAGCAGGCACTGGCGGTGGGTGTGGGTTACCGCTTCAACGAGCAGACCGCAGCGAAAGCAGGCGTGGCATTCAGTGATGGCGATGCCTCCTGGAATGTTGGTGTGAACTTCGAGTTTTAATTGCTGACAGTGACATGAAGCATGACGGCAGGCACAGGAGTTTTGCCTGCCGTTTTTTTTCATGGGGCATAAAAACAGGAAGGTGCTGCGATGAAGGTAATTCTGGCCACAAGGAACCGCTACCTGGAATATGGACTGCAACAGTTGCTGAAGGAACACAGTGTGATACTGGCGAGGGAGTTTTTCCTGCCGGAGAACCGCCGTTATATCCCGGACTTTGATGAATCCTGGCTGATAATCTGTGATGTTTTACTGGGCAGGCTGATGCGCTGTATGTTTCAGGGACGACATTTTCTGCAACTGGGTGCGGAATCACTCCGTGATGGCGAACAGATAAGTGATGCCATACGCAATGGTGTGTGGACGTATAACAGCGTTGCCCGTCCGCTGACGATGTCAGAGATGGTGGTGATGTTTGGTTATGTCTACCGTCAGTCGAGACCCTGTCGCCTTGCCAGTGAAATGGGCATTCACACGAAGACGGTGAATACCTTTCTGTATACGGGAATGGCGAAAAACGGGCTGTATGGTGTGAGCGTGAAACATCTTGCGTGTGCGGAGTGATTCAGTGTTACCGGACCTGCAGCGTCTTCATGTGATTCAGGGGCAGATGATGAATAAAGACAAATGCCGTATGTACGGGAGAAAACGTTATACAGCGGGAGCAATGTGCTTCATGCTGTTTGTGTGGCTGGGTGGTGTGGTGACACTCTGTGCCGTTGCTGCAATTATCATGCAATAAAAAATGGGGAGTAAGTTAACTCCCCGTAAAGAAGATTTACCGAATAAACCAGTCGTCAGCGGTTTCCCAGGCTTCCTGCAGTGTTTCCTGAACAAATTCGTGCGCGGATTCTTTATCTACAGCTCTTAAAATGGTGAGACTGTCATTGTTGGCGGCTCTGACAATCACGTCCACATCGTCATAACGTTTACTGACACGTCGAAGCATTTCTTGCTGCAGGGCAGAAACAGAACCTTTTGGCATTTTGCTGATTTTTTCTTTAGCGATACAGATCTCAACACGCATAACACCCTCCTGTAACTGTGGTTATGTACAGGTGTTATTTTTGTCTGTATGGATAACCAGTGTCAATTCCTGATATTGTTTATGGGGCATCAATGGGGCATGTATGGGACACTTTTTATCGGCGAAATTCGTCGAAGTTCGTCGACATGGTAAACGAATCATCTATCCAACCCTTGAAAAACGGCGCTCCTGGACGATCTTCGTCGATTTTTAAAAATGTTGCGTCACGCGCGTAACGTGACAGGATTAATATCACAAAGCAACGCCACTTCACCAATTGTGTAAAGCGCCATCGTCTCACCCTTGCTCGCGAGGTCCCGGTTTAACTTTAGACGCAGTTTTGCGAACCAGGTAGTTTTGCCCGTTTTTTGTGCATCTATAGGGTGATTTTATTTTTGCCAGGCGATTTTGAGTGATCGTACTCACGAATTCTCATTTTTCTGCAAGAGTTCAAAGAAAGTTAAACGCAGGCAATGTATGTTACGCGTTTTAAAGGGAAGTGTGGTTTGCGGGT